GTAAGTACAGGAACTACAGCAACCTGGACGAATGTTGACACGGCTGCTTAAATTATATAAAATAAACATAAGGAATTAATATGGCATCAAGTTATTCTACCGACCTCAAACTAGAGTTAATGGTAACTGGCGAAAACGCTGGTACATGGGGTGATATTACAAATACAAATTTAAATTTATTACAACAAGCAATTGGTGGTTATCAAGAAGTAAGCATTGCAGGAGGAGCTCAAACTACAACTCTTGTAATGTCAAATGCGGCATTATCTAATGCAAGAAATGCAGTTATAAAATTAATAGGTGCAATTACAGGAAACCAAATTGTAACAGTTCCAGATGGTATTGAAAAAACATATATAATAGCTAATGGCACAACTGGTGCTTTTACAGTTCAATTTAAAACAGTATCAGGAACAGGCGTTACTTTTGCAGCAACAGATAAATCTACAAAACAATTCTTTGTAGATGGAACAAATGTTGTAGATGCAGGATATGGAGATGTAACATTAACTGGAACACAGACATTAACAAATAAAACTTTAACTTCACCAAAAATTAATGAAATATTAGATACTAACGGAAATGAAGAAATAAAATTTACAACGACTGCATCAGCTGTTAATGAATTAACAGTTGCTAATGCTGCAACTGGAACTGATCCAGTGATTTCTGCAACTGGTGGTGATACAAATGTTGGAATTACATTAACACCAAAAGGTGCTCTTGGAAGAATTACAGCAAATGGTGAAACAAAAATATTTGGTGTATATGAAGCTGTAACCGTTTCTACAACTTATGTAACTGCATTTACATATGATTTACTTACACAAGCTGTTTATTTTCAAAACGTTAATTTAGGTTCTAACTTTACAGTTAATTTTAGAGGAGATGGTTCTAATGCTTTAAATGCTGCTATGGCAGTAGGTGAGTCTATGACAGCTGCATTAATCACAAAACAAGCTAACACAACATTCTACAACACTTCTGTATTAACAGTTGATGGTACATCAACAAACGTTACAGTTGTTTGGCAAGGTGGCTCGGCTCCAACAACTGGAAACGCTTCATCTAATGATGTCTACACTTACACAGCAATCAAAACAGCGGCATCAACATACACAATATTAGCAGCGCAAACTCAATTTAAATAGGAGTAGAAAGAATGCCTTTACAATCTACACGCGGAGGAGCCTCAGCAAAAGGATTTGGATTTACAGCAGGTTCAATTGTTGCTGAAGTAGATTATTTAGTAGTAGCAGGTGGCGGAGGAGGTGCTTATGGTAATGGTTCTTTTTCTTCAGGTGGTGGTGGAGCAGGTGGTTATAGAACTTCTTTCCCAGGAGGAACATCATTAGGAATAAGGGGTATAGTTTCAGTTACAGTAGGAGGTGGAGGAGCAGCAGGAAGTTTAACCCCTGGTGGTACACCAGCTTATGGAGGTGGAAGTAATGGAACAGATTCAATTTTTTCAACTATCACATCAGCAGGTGGTGGAGGAGGAGGTACAAACAACAATATAGTAAACTTACCTGGAGTAGGAAATACAGGAGGATCTGGAGGAGGTGGAGGACCAGGCTCTACAGGAGCTGCAGGAAATACACCACCAGTTAGTCCATCACAAGGAAATAAAGGTGGTGATATGCCTGCATTCCCATCAAGAGGATCTTCAGGAGGTGGTGGAGCAGGAGTTGCAGGTACTGATAATGGAGGTGGTAATACAGGATCACCAGGAGGAAATGGTTTAGCAAATAGTATTTCAGGATCTTCAGTTACAAGAGCAGGTGGAGGAGGCGGAGGAGGTTGGCAATCATGTGTAGGATCTGGAGGATCCGGTGGAGGTGGAGCAGGAGCATCTGGTGCATGTGTAGCAACACCGGGAACAGTTAACACAGGAGGCGGTGGAGGCGGAGGCGGAGCACAGGCTCCAGGAGCAAGAGGACCAGGTGGATCAGGAGGTTCAGGTATAGTTATTGTTAGAGCAAGAAGTTCAACTATTTTATTTAGTGCAAGTCCAGGAACTAATACGGTTACAACAGCTTGTGGACAAGATGTTGCAACATTTACAGTACCAGGAAATTTATCATTTACAACAGGACCAGCAAGATTTGCTGTAGATTATTTAGTAGTAGCAGGTGGAGGTGGAGCAGCAAATAATGCTGGAGGAGGAGGTGGAGCAGGTGGATATATAACTTCATTTCCAGGAGGAACAAAATTAACATTAACAGGTGGATCTTATCCAATTACAGTTGGAGGTGGAGGAGCTGGAATTCCAGGACCAACTCCAATTATTCCAAGTGGAAGCACTGGGGATCAAGGAAGTCCATCAATATTTTCAACGATTACATCAACAGGAGGAGGCGGTGGAGCTACTGGAAGTGGGGCTGCCGGTATTACTGGAGCATCTGGTGGTTCGGGTGGAGGTGGATGGGGGTATGGTCCAATACCAGGTCCTGCTGGAACAGGAAATTCACCACCTGTTAGTCCTCCACAAGGTAATCCAGGAGGAGCAGGAAACTCTGGAGGTGGTCTTCATGGAGGTGGAGGAGGTGGAGCATCAGCTGCAGGTGGTGATACATCTGGAGGAACATCTGGAAATGGTGGAGCAGGATCAACAAATTTAATTGCAGGAAATCCTGCACCAACTTCTATTTATGCAGGCGGAGGAGGTGGAGGTAACGATACTCGTGTTGGTGGAGCAGGATCAGGTGGATCAGGTGGTGGTGGAGCTGGAACAGTTACAAGTCCTACAGGAGGAACACCAGGTACAGATAATACAGGTGGTGGTGGGGGTGGTGGAGGATGGAATTCTGGATCAATAACATCTGGAGGTAATGGAGGTTCGGGTATAGTTATTGTAAGAGCACCAGGATCAGCTTCTATTTCAGCAAGCCCAGGAACAAACACAGTCACAACATTACCGGCACCAGCTGGAGGTTGTAAAGTGGCTAATTTCACAGTGCCTGGAACACTTACTGTTAGCTAGTAATTTATACTCTTTATTTTTATGAAATATTGTATTATAATAACAAATAGGAATTAAAAAATATGGCACATTACGCAGAACTAGATATAAATAATAAAGTTATAAGAGTATTAACAGCTTGTAATCAAGATATTGCTACTCATGGAGGAGAATTATCTGAAGAAGCTGCTAATTATTTTGGAACATATACTCCATTTTCAGAAAACGGTGTAAAATGGGTTCAAACTTCTTATAATAATAATTTTAGAAAACAATATGCTGGAATTGGTCATACATTTGATTCCATAAAAAATAAATTCATATCACCACAACCATTCGCATCTTGGTCGCTAGACGCTAGTGACGACTGGCAAGCTCCAGTTGCATATCCAACAGTTACAACTTATGGAGATAACGTAAGATACTTTATTTCTTGGGATGAATCTAATTTAAGATGGATTGGTAAAGACGATCAACAAAACACATTTGCTTGGTTACCTAATACTTCATCTTGGATTTCTACAGGAAACTAAATTAAGTAATTTTTACTCTTTACAAATATTGTAGAAATTAATATACAGTCATTAGAATGAATTTACAGAATTATTATTACTACTTTCAAAGCGCACTCACACCTAGATTTTGTGATGAATTAATTAAATATGGTACTACACAACAAGAACAATTAGCCTTAACAGGTGGTCAAACTACTAAACTTCAAGAAGGTAAAGATTTAAAAGAAGAAGATATAATAGATTTAAAAAAGAAAAGAGATTCAAATATAGTTTGGTTAAATGATCGTTGGATTTATAAAGAAATTCAACCTTTCATTCATCAAGCAAATAGATTAGCAGGGTGGAATTTTGATTGGGATTTTTCTGAGTCTTGTCAATTTACAAAATATAAATTAAATCAATTTTATGATTGGCATTGTGATTCTTGGGATTCAACATATGCAAATAAAGATAATAAAGATTCATTTGGTAAAATTAGAAAATTATCTGTTACATGTTCTTTATCCGATCCAAAAGATTATGAAGGTGGAGAATTAGAATTTGATTTTAGAAATATGGATCCAGATAAACCAACAATTAGAAAATGTGCAGAAATAGCAGCACGTGGATCTATTGTGGTTTTTCCATCACATGTTTGGCATAGAGTTAAACCAGTAACGAAAGGAACAAGATATTCATTGGTTATTTGGAACCTTGGTTATCCGTTTAAATAATGGCAAAAACAGATCAATTAAAATCATCAATTTATTTTAGCTCACCTATTTATTCTATAGAAATTCCAGAATGGGTAGATGATGCGAATAAAGTTTGTGATAAATATATAAAAGAAGCTAGAAAAAATAATGTTAAAGCTATTAAAGAACGTGAAAAGAAATTTGGTAAAAAAATAGGAGATCATGGAATGAGTTATCATTCTGGATCATTAGTAGGTGATCCTGCTTTAAAAGAATTACAAGAATATATTGGTTCAACGTCTTGGAATATTTTAGATTATATGGGTTATGATTTAAAAAATTATGAATTATTTTGGACTGAATTTTGGGTACAAGAATTTGGAGATAAAGGTGGTGGACATCATGAAGGTCATATACATTATGATAATCATATGTCCGGTTTTTATTTTTTAAAATGTTCAGATAAAACTTCAATGCCAGTATTTCACGATCCAAGACCAGCAAAATTAATGACACAATTACCGTTAAAAAATGAAACTGAAATTACACTTGGAACACACCAAATACATTACAAACCAAAACCAGGTACTATGATATTTTTTCCAGCTTATATGGAACATCAATATGTGGTTGATGATGGGGTAGAACCATTTAGATTTATCCATTTCAATTTACAAGCTGTAAGAAAAATGATAACAGATACTGTTAGAAATACAGTAAAGGAGAAAAAATGAGTTTTAAAAAAGATAAGTACGTAATTATTAAAGAAGCAATATCCGAAGATCTTGCTAAGTTTTGTTATGATTATTTCATGATGAAGAAACAAGTTGCAAGAACTATGTTTGATAATAAATATATTTCACAATTTACTGAATACTTTGGTGTATGGAATGATCAACAAGTTCCAGAAACATATTCACATTATTCTGACATTGTAATGGAAACATTACTTGTCAAATTACTTCCAGTAATGGAAAAACAGACATCTCTTAAATTAAACCCAAATTATTCTTATGCTAGGATTTATAAAAAAGGAGATGTCTTACATAGACACAAAGATAGATTTTCATGTGAGATTTCTACAACTATGCATTTAGGTGGTGGTTGTTGGCCAATATATTTAGAACCAGATGCATCATTAGGTGTTATCGATGAAAAAAAAGGTAATTACAAAGCATCAAAATCTAAAGGTGTTAAAGTAATGTTAGAACCTGGTGATATGTTAGTATATCGTGGAAATGAATTAGAACATTGGAGAGATAAATTATCCTTTGATGATTGTGGTCAAGTATTTTTACATTACAATAATATAGAAACTAAAGGGTCTAAAGAAAATATATACGACACAAGGCCTCATTTAGGACTTCCTTCTTGGTTTAAAAAATAGTATAATTCTTCTTTTTTTAGTATATAAAGGATACTTATGCCTTTACAGAAGATACAATTTAAGCCAGGAATTAATAAACAACAAACTGCAACCGGAGCCGAAGGGCAATGGATTGATGGTGATAATGTTAGATTTAGGTATGGAGAGCCACAAAAGATAGGTGGTTGGCAACAATTAGTTTCTAGCACCTTAGCAGGTCCTGTTAGAGACCAGCATACGTGGACAGCATTAGATGGTAAAAAATATGCAGCTTTAGGATCTTCTAAATTATTAGTTATTTATTACGAAGGTTCTTTTTATGATATTACACCTCTTGGTACATTAATATCTGGAGGAACTTATACATCCACAACATCTTCTACAACCGTTACAATCAATTTAACAGCACATGGATTAGTTACTGGCGACTATATAATTTTTACAAGTGTTACAACTCCAGGATCACCATCTACAAGTTTTACATCAGCTAGTTTTACAACAAATACATTTCAAGTAATTTCAACACCAACAACAAATACTTTTACAGTTACAATGGCAAGTGCTGAAACTGGAACGGGTGTAACTGCAGGTGGAGCTTTATCAATGACTCCTTACGTTACAATTGGTCCTACATTTCAAACACCTGCTTATGGAT